CTTTTAATTGTTTACCCCAGTATGGGGCATAAAATAAATCTGCGCAATTACTTTTTACACAAACTATTTTACACTCCCAGCAATCTAAAGAATTAGAATCTTACAAAGCAAAATTTGCAAAATCGACGGCTATAGAAATAGAAAATTTTATGATAGAAAACAAAACTAAAAGATCAACAAGAAGGCTAGTGTTTACTTTGGAAACATTTGCTATAGAATGTAGTATGATATATTTTGATGTGGATTTATTTCTGAGTTCTGGAGGACTAGATGAAGATAATAATGGTAATTTCATGGGAAGATACTATTCACGATTACCTGTACTAACTGATAATTTAGCAAATATTAATTTGGAAAATTTAGAAATTGATTATGTGGATGAGATACACTATATATCAATACATACGATAATGGCACAATCAATAATTGATTTTAATCGGACAGAGTTAATGGAAGAATCGGCTGCTTTAAATGAGTATAAAAAACAAATTTGTTTTATTGGATTTAAGGCACTTAAAGTAAGTGAAAAAATAAGATCTCGTTATAATATGGGAGAACAAAAGTTAAAAAAAGTTCACAGCATTAAAGCATTTATTAATGAATATAATAAATGGAATTCAGATGGAGCGTACAAAGACTTTTAAAAATCGTGATAAAATATAGGAGTGTTTTATGGATAATAATGAATTTCCAGAAAAACTTTATCACTACTGTAATATTTCTGCATTTATGAGCATTATAAAAAATAAATGTTTTTGGTTATCTGACACTAAATATACTAATGATAAAGAGGAAATATGTGCATTTAAGGATGCTGTATGGGCAGCTCTCAATGAGCTAGTATGTAATAAAAAAATTAATGAAGAAATGGCTAATAAAATATGGATAACATATGTTTATAATACATTGCCAGGATATATATCGTGTTTTTCTGAGGAAGATGATTTGTTAAGTCAGTGGCGAAGTTATGGTGATGATGGTAACGGTATTGCCATAGGTGTTGATTTTAACAGCTTGTCTATAGAACGTGGTGGGCCGTTTAGAATGTGTACTAATGAAAAAAAATGTTATGGTCGCCAAGTGCTTTATATTAATGAACTTTGGAAAAATGAAATAAAAAATATTTTTAAAAAAATTTTAGATGGGAAAAAAAATATAGAAGAAGTAAGTCCAGATGATTTATCTGGAATATTTAATTTGAGTTATTATACTAAAAATGATGGATTTAAAGAGGAAGCTGAATGGAGAATAACGTATTTACCATTTTTAATGTTTAAAAAAGAAACTATGGAAGTTGTAGATGATTTACCTGCTTTTAAAGAAATCAAGTTTAGATCTACTCGAGATAAGATTATTTCTTATTTTGAGTTTTCTTTTAAACCTGAAAGTGTTAAAGAAATTATTTTAGGGCCAAAAAATAATTTTGATGTTGAAACATTGAGGATGTTCTTGGGAGCTAATGGATTTAAAGGAGTGAATATTAAAAAGTCTAAAATTCCGTATATTTAAAAATAGCCTGTCAAAAAGTTGTCACTGACACGTCAGTAAGTCCTGTGATATGATTAAAGTGCGAAAATTGGATATTAGGAAACCGCTTGTGAGCATCAGCACAGGCGGTTTTTTTATTACCATTTTTGTAATTATTTTATAAAGGAGGTTGATAAAGTGACTGGCTTTATCGTATTGGTGGCGTATACGCTGCTGATGTTGGGCGTGAGTTATCTGCTTACACGCCGACAAACAACCTTGCAGGGGTTTCTTGTAGGGAATAGGCGAATGGGGACAATCAAATCCGCAATGAGTATTGCAGCTACGTGGATCTGGGCACCCGCCTTATTCGTCAGTGCTGAAAAAGCATATTCTAATGGGTGGCCAGGGCTATTTTGGTTTTTGGTCCCGAATATTTTATGCCTTTTGTTCTTTATTCCGTATGCGGAGCGAATAAGAAAGCAAATGCCGGATGGAATAACGATATCGGGCTATATGGGAACGATATACCGAAGTGTGAAGGTCAAGAGGGTTTATTTGGCGCAGCTGAGTATATTGGCAGTTTTATCAACGGCTGTTCAACTTCTTGCCGGCGGTAAAATATTATCCAGTGTCCTGGGAATAGATTTTTTTACGACGACAGTAATTTTGTCGATGATAGCCTATTCCTATTCTCAGTTCTCCGGGATAATGGCTTCTGTGATTACCGATGCAATGCAGATGGTACTTATTTTAGGGTGCTGCCTGCTATTGGTGCCATGGGCGTTATCTATGCCAGGTGGATATTCAGCATTGGTAAATGGCCTGCATGGTATTAACGGTAATTATCAAAGCTTAGTATCTGATAGTGGGATAGCGTTGTTCTTAGGCTTTGGATTGCCGGCAGCTTTGGGACTTATGGCTGGACCTTTCGGCGATCAATGCTTTTGGCAGAGAGCGTTTTCTATCAAAGAAGGGAAGATTGCAAAGGCTTTTGCTTTGGGGACCGGGGTATTCGCTATAGTGCCTTTGTCCATGGGTATTTTAGGTTTTATTGCGGCTGGGTATGGATATTCGGCAACAGATGAAGGAATAGTGAACTATGAGCTTGTGGCGCAGTTGTTTCCTGAATGGGTGACACTGCCTTTTTTATTTATGGTTATTTCTGGATTACTGAGCACTATTGACAGTAATCTGTGTGCTGCAGCGTCTTTGGTAACTGATGCAAAAAAAGACGTTGAAATGTGGCATACAAAAGCGGCAATGGCAGTGCTGCTTTTGGCAGGTATTTTAATTGCAAGTGTACCAGGTATCACCGTAACACATCTTTTTCTCATTTATGGGACGTTGAGATCAACAACAATGTTACCTACGATGTTGACGTTGTTGGGAAAAAGGCTTCCGGAGAAGGGGATATGTTACGGGGTGGGGCTTGCAATTATTGTTGGCTTGCCTGTATTTGCCTTAGGAACGGTTTTAAACCTATCTACAATAAAGATTATTGGGTGCTTGGTTGCAACGCTGACAGGTACTATTGTGGCTTTGACGTGGGGATTATTTAATCGTATTTAAGGCAGTGAATCGCTTTTGGCAGGAGCGTTATTAAAAAAATGACACTATGGAGGTAGTGAATTATGAAAGTAACAGAGGTATCTATTGATAAAGTAATTTTGGCAGAAAAAAGTGTTCGTATGCATACGGAGATCCAGGTAAAAGAATTTGCCCGGTCCCTGGAAATGTTCGGGCAGATCAGACCGATTGTCGTAGATGGAAAATATAACATTGTTTGCGGCAACGGTTTATACTTGGCAGCTCAAAGCCTTGGCTGGGCTAAAGTTAAGGTTTTAGTTATGAATAACCTTAGCGAAAAAGATAAGAAAAAGCTAATGATCGCTGATAATCGTATTTTTGAGCTAGGTGTAAGCAACCTTGAAATTTTAGATGAATTTTTTAAGGAACTGCAAGACGATCTTGTTATCCCTGGCTATGATGAAAGTACTTTGCAGATGCTCGTTGGCGATCTTGACGCTGTTAATGCCCAGTTGGATGATTACGGCATCATTGATAAAGAAAAAGTCGAAGAAATTAAATCACAGCAGGCAGCAGTAGAGCAGAAAATTGAGCGTGTTGCCGCTGAAGAAAACACCGATACAGAGGATTATGATAACAGCGAAGGATTTGAAAGCAACTCAGTTGTTGAAGATGATAATGGTCGTTATGTTATTTGTCCTAAGTGTGGTGAAAAGGTATGGCTATAATTAAGCTGGAAGGAGCAAGGAATGTAGTTGAAGCAGCGGAAAAAAGAATTATAAACGTATTTAACAATGGACTGCCGGTATATTTTGCTTTTTCTGGTGGTAAGGATAGCCTGTGTTTGTCACAGTTGATTGTTAACCTTATTCAACGTGGGCAAATAGACCCCAAGCAGTTAATTGTATATTTTTTAGATGAAGAGGCTATTTATCCATGCATTGAAAAAACAGTATTAGACTGGAGAAGAAAGTTTATCCTGCTTGGAGCAAAATTTGATTGGTACTGCATCGAGTGCCGTCATTATAATTGCTTTAACGAGTTGGCAAATGATGAAAGCTTTATTTGCTTTGACAGTACAAAGCGGGATTTATGGATTCGCATTCCTCCTTCATTTGCTATCCGGACGCACCCGCTGCTAAAAGCAAGGCAAGATACATATCAAGACTTCTTTGCACGGGTACTGAAGGGTGGCATTCATATTCTTGGTGTAAGAGCTGCAGAAAGTATACAGCGTTCTCAGAATTTATCGAGGACTACTGCGGCGAAAAAACAATTAAATAGTAAAAATCATATTTTCCCTATTTATGATTGGAAAAATAACGACGTATGGCTTTATTTATTTAACGAAAAGGTTGAAATACCTGACATTTATTTATACCTTTATCAAGCTGGTACCGGCAAAAATAATTTGCGGGTATCGCAGTTTTTCAGTATTGATACGGCTCGAAGCCTGGTAAAAATGAATGAATATTATCCGGATCTTATGGAACGGATAATCAGGAGAGAACCAAATGCTTATTTAGCAGCTTTATATTGGGATTCTGAAATGTTTGGACGTTCTTCAAAGAATAGGAGAGCGATTGAAAAAAATCAGAAGGTTAAAGATTACCGGAAACTATTAGAAAACATCTTCAGTAATTTATCGAAGTGGTTTTTTACTGAAGCAAAGTTGAAAATTGCTCAACGGTATCGGCATCTATATGTGAAGTCTGCGATATTAATGTCAAATAAAGATTGCCAAAATATGTATGAGGCGCTTTTGAAAGGTGATCCAAAAATGAGATCGTATAGGGCGCTTTATTTAGATATTTATAATGGTTATTTAAGAAATGCGAAAGGCGGGAAAATATGATGGATTTAAAAGCACCTTTAAAATCGTTACAATGGGTACCGATTAATAAATTAAAACCTAATAACTATAACCCTAATGTGGTTACTAAAGAAAACCTTGAACTGCTTACTCAGTCTATTTTAACCAACGGCTGGACGCTGCCTATAGTGGTTAAGCCTGACTATACGATTATTGATGGATTCCATCGGTGGACGGTAGCACAGCGAGAGCCGCTGAAAAATAAGTTATCTGGTATGGTCCCTGTGGTTATCGTTGACCATAAAAGTCACAGTGAGGATATTTACGGTACGATCACACATAATCGTGCGAGAGGAACCCATGTAATAGGGCCAATGAAAGCTATTGTTAGGGAATTGGTTAATGCCGGTACACCGATGAAAGAGATTGAGAAGCAAACTGGTATGAAGAAAGAAGAAATTTTTAGGTTGTCAGACTTTTCAAGAGAGGATTTTTTAGACATGATGAGTACCTCAAAGTCATACAGTCAAGCAACGCTGTTAACAAAAATCTAGGTTCAAACAAAAAGTTTTATCTTAGGAGGTGACAGCCATGACACGGGCGAGAAGCCCCGACAGAGAAAAAGCCCGGTTGATGTGGCTGAGAAGCGGCAAAACTCTAAAGTTAAAAGAGATTGCCGAAAAATTAAGTAAACCAGTCGATACTATTTCGAGGTGGAAGCGTGAAGACCACTGGGGCGATAAAAAATCGACGAAAAACCAAACAAAAAAGAAGGACCAGCGAGGAGCACCTCTCGGCAATCAAAATGCTGCCGGGCATGGTGCTCCTCTTGGTAATTCTAATAGGCTTGTCCATGGCCGTTATTCTAAAATGTATTGGGATACTGTTAGCCAAGAGGAATTAGAAATGGCTGAGGATATGCCGTTTGATACAGAAGATATGCTAAAGGATCAGTTGCGGCTGTATTCAATAAGAGAGCGGCGTTATATGCAGCTGATAGCTAAATATAAAGGGCTTGAAGAAAAAGCACGGTCGTCTGTAACTACTGACAGTACATCAACTTTTTTATGCCCCGAGAAAGATAACAGTGGCAAAATTATCACTGATGAAAGTGGTAAATTTAAAAGAATTGAACAGAATAGTGTTATTCGCACTGTACCTATTGACAGCGTTATTCAGAGTTTGGAAGCAGAACTTACAAAACTGCAAGAGAAAAAATTGAAATGTATTTTGGCTCTGCAGGATATTCAGGATAAGAAGAAAGGTGATCAGGATAAAGGCCCGAAAGTTTTGAAAGTTGAGGTTGAATATGTTTAGTATTACCTCACGATTAAAATTCAATCGGATTTTTAAGCCGGTAAATGAAACGCATTGCCGGTATAGAGTTGTTTTAGGTTCTGCTGGTTCGGGCAAATCTGTTAATGTTGCTCAAGATTTTATATTAAAACTCAGTGATACAAAATATACTGGTGCAAATTTACTTGTTATTCGTAAGTCAGAAGGCACGAACCGCTATAGTACATTTGCTGAACTTCAGGCTGTCATTTTTCGTATGTGTGGCGAATACTGGGAAGATTTTTGGATAATCAACAGTAGTAGACTTATGATTACTTCTAAAATTACTGGAAACAGTATTATTTTTCGTGGTGTTAATGATAAGAAACAGCGTGAAAAGTTAAAGTCTATCACTTTTCCTAAAGGCAAACTTGTGTGGGTATGGATCGAAGAAGCTACAGAGCTGGAAGAAGCTGATATCGATATTATTGATGACCGTTTGCGTGGTGAATTGTCAAATCCGTATTTATACTATCAAATTACAATGACATTTAATCCTGTATCCGCTTTGCATTGGATAAAGCGTAAATATTGGGATGTTGTTGATCCTGATGTTTTTACGCATCGGTCGACGTACTTGGATAATAAGTTTATTGATGCTGCATATTATTCTCGTATGGAGCGTCGTAGGAATGATGATCCAGAAGGTTTTAAAGTTTATGGCCTTGGGGAATGGGGCGAAACATCTGGTATGATTTTGTCCAACTATGTCGTCGAAGATTTTGATACAGATATCGGGAATTTTGACGCTGCAAGATATGGACAGGATTTTGGTTATAACCATGCCAATGCGATTTTGGATGTTCGTTTTAAGGATGATGTTATTTACATTGCTTCTGAAATTTATTGTTATGAAAAACTTGTTGACGAAATTATTCGTATGGCGGAACAGAGAAATTATGATCGAAGTCGTATAATGCATTGCGATAGTGCATCCCCGGAACCTATTAAAAAATGGATAGCCTGCGGCTGGAATGCTCATGGTGTAGTCAAGGACAATGGTTGTGTAATGTCGCAGATAGACTATCTTAAACAGCATAAAATTATAGTCCATCCGTCCTGTACCAATACTTTAAAAGAAATGTCGCAATGGAGATGGAAGAAAGATGAAAAAACAGGCCTCTATACGGATAATCCGATAGAATTCTTTGATGATGCGATGGCAGCGTTAAGGTATTCGGTCGAGGACTTCCGCAGGATAAAAACGATCAATAAACCTAATCAAGTTAAAGCTAGGAGGGCGTGATTTTAATATGGCATCACAAGTTGTAAAAATAGAAAAAAGTATTAGTGCTTTAGGTCATAGTTTGTTGAAAAGCGAATCCAGGCAAGTTGCTGATCCGCAGAAGGAAACAGGACAGTCAGAAGGTCGTGTTATTGAACCGCCGTATGATCCGGAAAAGATAGCGGAGCTGGTGCAGCTATCTTCGATACTGCCGCAGTGTATTAGTGCCATGGTTATTGGTTGTGAGCGCAAATATATGCTTGAACAGCGAGAGGATGGCGTAAAAACCAGCGATGAAGAATGGTCGAAAGTCGATACATTTTTCAGTAATGTTGATCCGGAAGGTCGTGACGATTTTCTTGGATTGCGGAAAAAATTACGTACTGATCGTGAAACCTTTGGTTATGCTTGTATGGAATTGATTAGAAATATAACTGGAGAGATGATAGGTTTACGTCATATACCGGCGGCTACAATGAAAATGACACCAATAGGAAGCGAACTTGTTGAATGTACTGTAAAAAAAGTTGTTAAAGGTAAAATAATCGAAGAAAAATGCACACGTCGTTTCCGAAAATTCATGCAAGAAGTTGCTGGTGAAAAAGTATGGTTTAAAGAATGGGGAGATCCCCGGACTATGGATTACACGTCTGGCGATTTTTTGAAAGATAGTACGAAATCGGAAACGGCAGCAACTGAAGTTATTTGGCTTGGTAATTACAACCCAGCGTCTGTTTATGGGCGGCCACGTTGGGTAGGGTGTGAATATGAGGTTGCAGGCGTTCGAGCTGCTTCTGAATGTAATTATTCGTACTTTGATAATAATGCCATTCCAGCGGCAGTTATTACGGTGTCAGGCGGTACTGTAGCAGATGAAACGATTGATTCAATCCGAAGTTTTATGACTGATGTCACACAGCAGCGTGGCGGTGCGAATTCTGTGCTAATCATTGAGGCTGTACCGGCGGGTACTGATAATACTTATGGCGGAGTACCAGATGCACGCCCAGCACAAACGAAAATTGAAATAAAATCTTTGCGTGATGTCCAGCAGAATGATGCTCAGTTTTTAGAGTATAACAAAGATGCAAAATCAACTATACGCAGTGCGTTTAGGCTACCGCCGTTGCTGATTGGATTATCTGACGATTACACTCTTGCTACTGCTAAAGAATCTTTGAAACAGGCTGAGGAAAATGTTTTTGCCCCGGAACGGGAAGAATTTGACAAGCAGATGAACAGGATTCTTGTTTATGAGTTGGGCGTAGCCACATGGTCATTTAAAACGGTAGGCATAGATGTAAATGATCCGGAAGAAGTTTCAGCTTTGATTACAGTTGCTGATGCGACAGGTGCGCTTAAAGTAAATGAGATTCGTGATAAGATTGGTACATTGTTGGGCATGGATTTAGAGAAGCTTCCTGATGAATTTGGTGAATTACCTAGGCTGTTTTCGCAGTATGTTGATAATAGTAATGATCTTAATAATTTGAATAAATCACAGCTTTTTAAAGCTTTATGGAAAATCAGAGAGGGCTTGAAAAAATGAGGTTTAGTGAAAATGAAAAGTCTGAATTGCTATTTTTGATCAAGTCCATTTGCTCATTAGAAAAAAAGAAAGAAAATGATTTAGGAGATGCCGAACTTGCGGCAGAGCTTAGGAAACTCTGGCGAGAGAGTTACTCAGAACATCTGAAAAATGCTATTGAATTACTGGAAGATATTGCACCAGAAGCAAGGGAATTCGCTTTAAAGGAACTGGAAGAATATTTGTTAAATGCTTTGGGGCATGAGTTTGCCGAAAGCAAGGCTGTTAGGTCGATAATACATAAAAAAGTTGCTGGCATATATGCTAAGGCAAAGAGCAAATGGGCCGAAGATAAGCCGAAGGTCGTTGACAATACGATCATTGACAAACGAGCGATATCATTCATTGAGAGTAATGGAATTTACTGGTTAGGTGAACATTACAGTAGTGCTATTTCGGAAAAAGTTGTAGAAACAGGTAAAGCAGTTTTGGATATGGGCCTCAGTACAAAAGACTTTACTAAGATGCTTGAAAGTCAACTGAGTAATGTTCTTGATATGACTGATTATAAATACTGGGATATTACAGCTGAAAGTCTCCTTGTCAGATCTAAGGCTTTTGGTAATGTTTTTGGTATGGAAGAGGTCGGTATCAAAGAATATACTATCTTTGCCATGGGCGACGAAAGGACCTGTCCGGTATGTCAAGAATTGGATGGTCGCAGTTTCAGCGTTACTGCTGCTGCAGATGTATGTCGGAATGTTCTTGAGTTAACAGACCCGGAAGATGTAAAAAATGCTTTACCGTGGACAAGTACTCCACCGATAGGTATTTCAAGTGCGAAGTTGATTTCCCAGGGAAGAATGTTGCCGCCGATACATGGGCACTGCCGCTGTGATGTTGTTATATCTGAGAAAACAACGAAAAGGCAGGTAACAAAACAAATCTTGAAAACACTCAAAGGTACAAAGCAAAATCCAGCAAAAGTTATTTCGCTTGATATGGATACAAGAATAGCTTTAGTATCCGCTCATGGCGCTTCACGACAAGGCGTACCGGGTTGGAAGTATGATTTGATATCATCTAAGGACAATGGTAAAATAAAAGCAAGGAACGTATATGACGGCATGGGGCGACTTACTACAGCGTTTCATTTTGAATCACATGCTGGCTCTGGGCCACATAGTACAAATCCCCATGTACATCGAACAATTTACCATAGCAATGAACCGAACGAAGTTGGGAAACGCTCTGACGTACCTCAGGCTTTATGGTCTTGGGAAAAAGAAGTTATAGCGGCAATGCCGCAGGAAATGATTAAAGGTGGAGGCGTATTATGGCAGATCAAAAAAGCTATTACGCAGATAAAACAGATTTTAAAAACGATTTGACAGGCGCCGATGGCATGGCTCCGTATGATGGACCAGTAATATATAAAGGTGTAATTTATACGGTTAGCAGTGATCCTGGCACAGGTTTTTTTATTGGGCGTGATTGCTCTGGTAACGATCGTAGCATGGATGCTTATTTTGATAGTGTAGATGATATGCTAGATTCATATAGACTTCATGATGGCGCTATACTTGGTGATGTCATTAATAAAGTTGAGATAGTATAAAGCACTTTGCAAATAGCAGAGTGCTTTTTATTATAACCGGCTATTATAGCCGGTTTTTTTATGGCTATTTTACTGAAAGGGGGTGAAAATGTATGGACTTAAAACGTGTGGTAGCTGGCTTTAATGTCGAATGGATTTCTTTGGTTGGGTCTCCTGCAAATCAAAAAAAGATCATCTTAAAGTCTGCTAATGCAAAGCCTTCTGATCAGACAGAAAAACAATGGGATTTTCCGTTGACGAAAGTAGATGTTGAAAAACGCATTGTATACGGCCTGGTGGCTGTGCCGAATGAAGTTGATACTGATGGTGATATGTATACTCCGGCAGCTGTAGAAAAAGCTATGGAAAACTTTATGGCTTGCGGTTATACGCAGTATATTGACAGGGAACATGATTATAATAAACGTGATTGCTTCGTCCGAGAAAGCTGGATTGTCAAAGAAAATGATCCGATGTTTACGGAAGTCGGTGCCTGGGCTGTTGGTATCAAAGTCATGTCTGATGATCTTTGGGATGTTGTTAAGTCGGGTGGCGTAAATGGTTTATCTTTAGCTGGTTGGGCTTATGAAAGTTTAGATCCTGAATCTGCTGCTGAATTTAACGTAACAAAGGCTGGTAAAACCATTAGCGAAAAAACCAAAAATACTTTGGAAGCGGCCAAGAATGCTTTGGTTGATGCTCTTGAGATGATCAGGAATTTAATGCCTGAAAAAAATCAAAAAAATAATGAAGTGGAGGATGTATTAAACATGAAAAAAGAAGAATTAGAAGCTTTGATCAAAAGTACTGTTACTGAAGCTGTAAAACCTATTCAGGAAGAAATTGAAACATTGAAGAAATCTGAAAATGATGATACTGCAGGTAAAGGTGCTGCGGGCGATACTGGAACTGGTGAAGCTGATCAAAATGATGGTACTGGAACTGGTGATGATACCGGCGAAGGTGATTTGACTGGTGAACAAATTGCCGAAGTTATCAAAAGTACTGTTGCCGAAGTAGTAAAACCTATTCAGGCAGATATTCAGATGCTTAAATCTGTTGGTATTATGCGAGCTAATACAGAACCAGGTATTAGTAAAATCGAAAAAGAACAAAGCCCGTTTGACGGTAGCTTTGTACCTGGCTCTTTAGATTAATAACAAAAATAATGAATGGAGTGTGAATAATCATGGTAAAACCTTTAAACAAAGCAAGTGGAGTTACTAGCGGCACGACTTTAGCTGGTGGTGGTAAGCTTACTCCTGAACAGTCTGATAAGTTTATTACTACGGTAGTTGAAAATTCTACATTTTTGAAAAAAGTACAACATTACAAAATGGCATCTCCTGAAAGATATATTGAAATGTTGAATATTGGTAAGCGGATGCTTAGAAAAGCCGGAGAAGGTGAAGAACCTGCTTCTTCTGCATCTATTTCTACTGCTCGCCGTAAATTGTCTACGGTTGAGATTATTCTGCCTATCGATATTTCATATTCGTTTTTAGAAGATAATATTGAGAAAACAAAGGCTGAGCAGACTATTTTAGACGCTATTGCAAAGCAGTTTGCAAATGATACCGAGGATTTGGGCTGGAACGGTGATGATACTAAGAGTGATGAGTTTATTAAAATTAATAACGGATGGTTGGCTCTTTCTCGTGCTGATTCTAAGACAAATAAAGTCGACTTAACTGCTGTCACCGATTCTCCTATGAAAATCATGAAAGCTATGCTTGATGCAATGCCTGAAAAGTTTAAAACGAAGGATATTGAATTTGTATGTTCTTCTGAATTTAAAGATGCTTATATCGAAGAATTGACTTCCAGAAATACCGCACTTGGTGATAAAGCTCTTACAGAAGCCGCCGATATTCGTTACAAAGGCTATTTACTCAATCCGCGCCCGTATCTTTCTATGTATGATATTATGCTGGCTAATCCTTTGAATATCGCTTATGGCGTGCAGCGTGATATTTCTATTGAATTTGTTAAAAATCCCCGTAAGCGTATGATCGAATATACTATTACCGCACGTACTGACTATGAATATGCTGTTGCCGAAGCGATTGTTGTAACAACTGGTACTCCTACAAGTGGTACGGTGGAAAGTTCTGAGGAGCCGGTAGTGTCTTAATGCGTTACTCAGATGCAACAGCTGAACAGTTAAATTCATTGATGTATGCAACGGTGGACGACGTTCGTGCTGAGGGGGTTGGTGATGATGTTTCGAGTGATAGGATTACAAAAGCCATTAATCAGGCTTCTGTGCGAATATCGGCGCTGACAGGCACCGTATTTTTAAAACCTATCCCTGTTCTCATAACTCGTGCCTGCGTGTTGATGGCAATTCATTTCTATGTTCCAACTGCTGCAGAACTGGTAGAATTGGAACAGGAAAGAAAGATCGTCAAAGAAACTACAGACGGGCATAGTTACGAAATGCGGGACGACGAGTACAGTTATAGTAAAGGGCCTACAGGTGATATGGAGGTCGACGAGATCATTATGCTTTACATGAAAAAGCCGACGGTTGTCGGCATTGGAACAAAGGTGGTGAATCCTATCATATGAAGCCTAAACTTATTCACCCGGTATCCATTGGACTTATGCGCCGGGATAACGATAATACAGCCAAACATCCAGTTTATGATGAGGCCGTTGAGCAAAAATATTTGCCAACGGTCTTTTTTGCTGGTCAGGTAAGTTATAAAGTCTACAACGCTTATGTTGCTTCCGGTCTTGGTAATACTCCAGATGCCGAGGGGTATATTTTATGTATGGCTGATGATTGGGATTTGCATAATGGTACCGAAGGTGATTTAGTGATTATCCCCGGTGGTACAAAAGTTACTGTTGTTGAGGCTAGACCAGCGGCTCACTACCGCGGCAAACATTGGTTTTATAAAGTTTATTTCAAAAGGGAGCGTGGCGAAGTTGGGTAGCCGTTTAATTGGCGACTGGGACAAACTCGAAAACGCTTTGCGAAATGCCGGTAATAAAATTGATGAAGCTGCAACAAAGGCCGCAGGGCAAGCCGGTTTTCTTTTGGTCAAAAGAATAAAAGAAGGTATAAAAAGTCAAGCTCCGGCCGGTCAAAAGTTTGAACCGATCGGAGCTTTAACTGCTTGGAAAAAGGGCAGTACAAAGGCTTTGATGGATAGTGGTGGCCTCGTTAGAAGTATTACTTGGAAACGTGTTCGTGGTGGAGTATGGATTGGCACAAACTATCGCAGTAAAAAGGGCGTTAATATTGCCCGAGTACATGAAAAGGGCGCAACTATTGAAGTTACAGACGCCATGCGTAAAGGGTTTGTTGCAGTAATCGGTCGCAGGATAAAGAAAACTACAAAGTATATTCGTATTCCTGCCCGTCCGTTTATTTCTCCGATAATGAATGATAAAAAAACTATCCAAGAAGCGAAAATACTGTACTGTAAGGCAATCAAGGAGGTGTTTAGAAAATGATTGCACAGGCCGTCGAAAATGTTATTTTATGGCTTCGAGATTGTGTGACTAATACTAAATATTCTCCTGGTGACATTATTACAGAACTCGAAAAATTGCCGGGCCTTGTAGTTGAAGGCCCGATATGGAAAGAGGTTACTGAGTTAGATGATTCGGCAGTGTATGAATATTATATTGATGAGCAAAATCGTCGGTATAAAAGGACTTGGGGACCGAAGTATTATGATTTGATTTTTACATTAACATACGCAACAAAAAAGCCATCGGAAATGATGAAAGGAGTAACCATACTCAGTGCCTATATCAACGATCAAAAAGAGTTGAAGTGTGGTATAGATCCGAACGGCAATCCTGTGTTTTGCGGTATACGTTTTGAAAATGATTTTTCAAGCACAGGAAACAGTAATTTATCTTCGCTGTGTGAAAGCCAGGCTAAGATTAAATTAGAGGTTGTTCCATTATTCTCTAGGCGTGCTGCGGTTGAAGGTGTATTGAAAGAAAAATTAAATATAGACTTGGCTATTCAAGATGAAAAGGCTGATTCTATCAATATCGAAAGGAGTGAATGATTATGGGACTTGGTTTTAGCAAAGTCTTTGTAAACGAAAATGATATTTCGTTTTATGTGGACAGTTTGCAAAAAGGGTTATCCTGTGTTGAAGGAAAAACAGAAAGAGGCCCGGTTAATAAAGCAATCTATATTTCTTCTTGGCCGAAGTTTGTTGAGAATTTCGGCGGATTACTTACAGATAGCGATTTCCCGCTGTTGTGTCAGCGTGCTTTAGCAAGAGGCGCCTGCCTATGGGTTGGCCGTGTAGTACATCACAGTGATATAACAGATCCGTCTAGCATTACTGCAAAATACTCTGAGGTAAAAGCCGGAGATGTTCTTTTTAGAGCACCGTCTCCAGGTGCTTGGGGAGATAGTATGAAGGTTGTTGTTTCTGTTAATGATGATAACAGCGATAATTTTGATATTGTCGTATACGAAGATGATAAATCTGTAACAAGCTTTGAAAATTACACTAAAGATCAGGTTTTAACGATTAAATCTGATTACTTGACAGTGGAAGCTATCGAAGCCGAAGAAGAATCAATTTTTTCCGTTGGAACTTATGTTTTGACTGGTGGCAGTGATGGTGACGCTCTTACTGATTCTGACTATATCGGCGACGAAGCTGCTGGAACAGGCTTTCATATGTTCGATGAAATTGACGATGCCTCTTTGCAGGTATCTGCTGCTGATACTACGTCTTATGCAGTAGCCATTGCTGGTCATGCATATTGTGAAAATCGGAAAGATTTGATGTATGTATCTGCGTGCCCCAAAGGCATCAAACCTCAGCAGGCTGTTAATTATCGTAAAGGTAAGGGCATTGACGGAACTGGAAGCAATACTGCATTCAGCACAAGCTATGGTGCTTTGTATTATCCGCATATAAAAGTTCTGGACATCTTAACGAATGATACAAGACTGATCAATCCAACAGGCGATGTGCTCGGCGCATATGCATATAACGATAATACTGGTGCGGAATGGTTTGCCCCTGCAGGTATTACACGTGGCAAGATCAATAATTGCCTGGGTGTTGAATATAACTGCGGTGCTACGGCTAGAGAGGGCGAAGGTAGTCTGCTCGTCAATAATCAGATCAATCCGATAGTTTCTTTCGATGATAGCGGTGTTGTATTATGGGGAAATGAAACTCTGCAGCAGGATGCATCTGCCTTACGTGAAATCCATATCCGCCGACTTTTGTTGGTAATGAAAAAAGGACTACGTAAATCTTGCCGCATTAATCTGTTTGAGCCTAACGATCCGCAACTGTGGCGTAGCACTTACAGAATGTTGAATCCGTACCTAAACGAATTGAAAGATAAACGTGCATTTTATGATTATCGGTTAAATTGTGATCAGGATGCACAAAGTGTTGATGAAGTGAAAATAAATACTGCTGAAGGTATTGATCGTGGCGAATTCTGTGTAAGAATTTGGATTAAACCGACACGGGCCGCAAAATGGATTATCGTGGATGTTACGATTATGAAAACTGGTACTGCTTTTGCCGATGTTGTTGGCGAAGTGGCGTAAGGAAGGTGAATTAATATGGCGGATAAACCAAGAACCACTGGCGTAACTCAGCGGTGGCAATATCGTGTGCGCCTTGGGGCTATGGAGATAGCATATTTTCAAAAAGGAAATTTGCCATCTAAAGAAATTGAAGAAAGTACATTCAAGCCAGCAGGTTTGATTTTTGATGAAAAGTATCCAGGCCGGATAAAATACAATGACATTACTCTTGAAAAAGGGCAGCGTATTGGTAGTGATCTTGAAGCTGACGAATGGTTTAATTCGGCGGCAGATGGGCCTAACAATGAACTTGGTTCGGCTTATACAAAACAGGTTGAGCTTGAACGGCTTGATCGTCGTGGAAATGTTATTGACAGGTTTATTTTGCATGAAGCCTGGTGCAAGAAGATTGAATATGACGACTTTGGTGATGGCTCGTCTGATGCAAATATGGAGAAACTTACTATTTGCTATACATATTACGAAAGAGTTTAATTTCAAAAGGCGGTTTAAGGTGAATTAATAACCTTAAATCCGCCTTTGTTTTTAGGAGGAATAAATATGGAGTTAGTACTGCCGGTATCTGGTATCAGTGTTGAGTTAAGCCCGATGAAATATAAAGACGAAAAAATTTTTACAGATGAAAAACTGGTTAAACAGGGTAAGAACTATGATTATGTCATTATGTCTTGTGCAAAGTTTAATGGAGAATCTCCGAGTGAGCGAGAAGTTTTAAATTTGCACTCTGGCGATCGTAATTATATTTTAGTACATTTGAGGATTTTATCTTATGGCGACGAGTTTGAATTTGAGGTAAAATGCCCTCACTGTGGCAAAAAGAATAATTACATAGTGAATTTGTCAGAACTGCTTGAAAATGGCGGTATTCAAATTATTCCCAAAGGTGAAAGCGATACTATTGATGTTTCATTAGTTGATGGTGGAATTGCTACTATTGGTGTTCCAAACGGGCACCGTGAACGTAGATTGATAAATAAAGCTGTCGATAAGGGGAAAGTTGGTAAAACTGATATGACGGTAGTTTTGATTGATCAGATCAACGGTAAAGATGTTACTGCGTCAGCTTTAGAAAACCTTACTGCCAAAGATTTACTGAATATAAGAAAACGATCTAATGAATTGATTTGGGGATTAAAGCCAATTATAAAACTGCCTTGTGATAGATGTGACGAAACTTTTGAGCATATTATTACTTCTGATCAAAATTTTTTCAACCAGTAAGTGACCTATATGGTGACCTTTGTGATCCTGACGAAGAAATATTTTTACTTTGTTATAAGGCTATGTCATGGTCATTTACTGATGTTGCAGAGATGCCACGCTTACTCAGAAGAAAATTTGTTGATCGTTTATTAAAACAGTATGAAGCCGAAGAAAAGGCTTTGGAAAGCAGGTGATACTATGGAGGCGATGGAATCCGCTATGGGCTTGGGGTTCGTATTAGAATTCAAGGATATGGCCAGTAGTGGAATTGAAAAAGCAAAAGTCAAAATTGATGAATTGAAGCAACATACTGCTGACCTTACATCTGTATTTGATAAGAACTTAACACGTATAAAAAATGGCGCCGCTCAAATGGCTGTTGGTTTTACTATCATGGGATCTATGCTAATTCCGACGATGAATGCTGCTCTGGGGCAGTATAAGATGGCCGAAGTTAGTACTTTGCTTGCTAAAAATCAAATGGGGCTGGTGAGTCAGTTAAGCGATACAGCAAATGCTGCAGCTATGAAGTTCGGGAAAAAGACTGATGAAATGGCGAGTGCAGAATATAATTTAATTTCTGCCGGCATTGATGCGGCAAAAGTAAATTACGCTTTAGATGCTTCTGCAAAATTGGCTATCGGCGGTATAACGGATATGGGAACTGCCTCAAATGGATTAACCTCTGTTCTTAACGCATATAACCTTGCAGCTGAACAATCTGAAGAAGTTACAGACGCTATGTTTGTGGCAATGAAGCGTGGTAAAACTACAATCGGAGAATTATCTGGTGTAATTGGCAGAGTTGCGCCGTTGGCTTCCAATGTAGGCGTATCAATAAATGAGATGTTTGGTTCCATTGCGACGGCGACATTGTCCGGACAGAAAACTGAGGAAGCTGCAACTGGTTTGAAAGCCGCATTGTCAAATATTATGAAACCAACTTCTGAGGGAGCGAAATTAGCTGACAGTTTGGGCTTGGCATTTGATGCTGAAGCATTGAAAGCAAAAGGCTTAAGAGGCGTACTTGATGATGTTTATGCATCAACAAAAGGCGATGTCGGTATGATGACACAGCTATTCGGATCTGTTGAAGCGTTAAACTTTGTCTTTGCAATTATGAAAAATAATGGCGATACCTTTACCTCTGTCATGAACGATATGAATAGAAAAGGTGGATCTACTGAGGAAGCCTACAGGAAAATGGCTGATACAGTCATTATGCAAGGACGTAGGATCGGTGCTTCTTTCGCTGTTGGCATGAAGCGTTTTGGAACAATATTTTTGCCTGTATTAAGTTTAATTCTTCTCCCTTTAGAATTAATTATGAAAGGCTTTGCTAGCCTTCCTAAACCTATTCTGGGCGTAATAGGGGCAGGATTAGGGTTTGCTTCTTTGTTTTTTATAATGCGTGGTGCAATGATGGCTAGTTATGGAGCATCAAAATTGCTTTCTGCTGGGATTGGTGGTCAATTTGTTGCAAGTTTAAAGAAAGGTACGTTGGGACTTTTAAACTTTAACAGCGGTTTTGCTAAAACATCACTTAGAATGTTTGGGCACATGGCTGTACTTTATGCGCTTTACAAAGCATATGATTATAATTTTCTTGGTATCAAAACAGCGGTTTCAAGGTTATCTGCAGCGTGGGATATTGCCAGCAATGCTGCTGACGATGGTACTGTAAAAATTAAAAAGTCACTGATTAAGGATTTAGGGTTCAGTAATGTAGAGTATGGCGCCGATGTATTAGAAAGGTTAGGGGCTATATTTTTTAGAGTACAACAATTTGCGAAAAGTTTTGGCCAAGGTGTTGGAAATGAATTTGCATGGCTTGGTAAACAACTGGATAAGTTAAAGCAAGATGGAGGGCCAATTGCTGATTTGCTTAGCGGGTTGCTCAATATTGACCGCAGTAAATTAAGCGATTGGAAAGAGATTGGTTTTCTTTTTGGGCAGTTTGCTGTTTATATCGTTCCTCTACTTTTGTTAAGCTCTGCTTTTTCCGCAGTTAGCGCCATTGTTGGTGGTATTATTGCGCCGTTTTCTGCATTGTTCGGTATACTCGGTTCTTTATTTGGCTTTATAGTAGCAAATCCAATAGTATTGGTTATTGCCGGTATTGCGATTGCTGCCTGGTTAATTTATGAAAACTGGGATGCTGTATGTGCGTATTGTACTGATTTATGGAACAGCTTTAGTTTATTTATGACAAGTACCTGGGACGGTATCGTTTCGTATGGTAATGAGCTTTGGACCGGGTTTTGTACATTCCTGCAAGATATGTGGAATGGAGTAGTAAACTTTTTTAGTGCTTATGGGCAAATATTATTCGGGACTATGTTATGGCCATTTAGTATGATCGTTGCATTTTTCACAAGTTTTCGGACTACTTTCTTTACTTCTGGCGCCAGTCTTTGGGACGCATTTTGCGCCGGTATAAAAAGTGCTGTTAATGGACCTATTGATGCAGTACGTGAAGGACTTGCCCGGATACGGAGAATGCTACCGTTTTCGGATGCGAAGGAAGGTCCGCTATCTACGTTAACTCTTTCAGGCAGTAGGTTGATGACTACGCTGGCAACTGGTGTTAATACTGGAAGTCCAGCTTTGCATAGTGCGGTAGAAAAAGGGCTTTCGTCGATACTTCCGCAGAAAGCAAAGGTTGACGTATTGCCTGCTTATATGGCTACTAAGTTCCCGGTTATGCCTAAGCATTTTGCAAAAGTTGTAAAAGAAAATGATGATAATGATCCTGTGAGCGGCAGACCTGATTTTATTAGGAATATCACTAATCGTTTTGTATCTGAAAAGAAAACAGTTGTTGATCATATGCTGCCGGCAGAAAAACAACAGGAAAAACCGTTTATTGTTGAAAGCATAGTATATCTTGATGGCGAACAAATTTATCGTGCGGTAAAAAGAGTAGATAAATTTGAGCGATTTAAGGATGGTGATGATCGTGCAGTTTAACGATATAATGCGGTCTTTTAATGCTCTTGCTGGTTCTGCTCCAAAGCCTGTAACTGGGTGTTTGGTTGATGTGGAAAATGGATCAAGATTAGAGTTTTGCTTTAATCCAGGAGAAATTGATGATGATATTCCGGTAAATTATGCTTTTATTAATATACCGGGGCAAGGACATAGTGTTGCTCAATGGAGTAGTAATAGTAGCAGAAAACTGGCGTATTCTTTAGATTTCTACCGGAAGAATTCTGATGATAATTATGTCCGTAGAAAAATACAATGGTTGGAAAGAGTAAAGACACCGACATATGATGCAGAAGGTTATTTATCGGCAGCTCCGCATAGGGTATTATTTCTTTTTGGAAATCTTTTTAACGGTAGTAAAAAATGGTTGATAACTCAAGCGAAAGTACGTTATAACAATTTGTGGACGAAAAGTTTAGATCCGCTTTGGGCAACTGTTGATATTGAACTTACAGAATGGCATGACGATAATAATTTCGGTAGGAGGTCATAAATATGGATAAAACATCTCGACATAGATTTGCGGTTCGATATTATGATCAAACCGATAAAGTTGGTTATCGTGGAACACGTCCGTATATAGAATTTCCTTTAAAAGAAACTGATCAATACCATACTGTGGCTGATTACGATCGCATTGATTTACTTGCCTATAAATATTATGGCGATTGTAGTTATTGGTGGATTATTGCGGAAGCAAACGATATTAGTAATCCTCTGCATCTTGAAACTGGTAAACGGCTTCGTATCCCTGCAAAATCTACTGTATATAGGTTGGTGATGGAAGTATGACTGTATATGGTAAACGTGGGGCATATGAGCCGTTTTTTGCTATATTTGCGAATGGAGAAGAATTACCGGATAAAATTATGAATAACATAACTAAAGCAGTACTTGAAGATAATGAGGAAAAACTCGATGAATTATCTTTTACTGTTTTAGATAAAGATCTGACTTTGCAGGATTCGCCGGAGCTGGCTAAAAATGTGGAACTGCTTTTTGTTTTTGGTTATGTTGGCAATTTGCAAAGACGATTATGTAAAATTGAACAGGTCGAATATAATCTGCCTGAAAATGGTGTTCCTACCATTGAGGTAAAAGCATTGGATAAAGGAATTGACTTGGTTAAAAATAAGCCTAGAGCCTGTTATGGTCAAGTATATGGTGCTGATGTCCTAAAGGACATTGCTGCCCGTAATAAATTGAAGTGTGATTTGTCTATTCCTGATGATTTTTATATGGAGAATGTTTCCCAGGGTGGCAAAACTGATATGGATTTTGCCAAAGAGATTGCTATTGAGCGTGGTTGTAGTGTTTGGGTAGAGAATAATACTTTAGTTGTAATGCCGTATGTACTTTCTGAATCAAGCGTGCAATTGGCCTATCGTAAAAATTTATTATCTGTTAGGGCTACATATAATGGTGGACAGGGAGAAGCAGAAAGAAAAGATACTACAGTTGTTGGTATTGATCCCGATAGTAAAGAATTAGTTAATGAAAAAAATACTCAAAACCAAGAGCAACAAAATCAGGAGGACGATGAGGTTATTAGAAATGTAGGTGATTGAATGTCTGTAAATGATGATAGTGCCGGTCGTATAATTAGCACTAATAGAAATAGTGCGAGAAGTCGCAGAAAAGCTGATAATGAAAGTAAACGATCTCAAATGAAAGGTTGGGAAGCGACTGCCAGGATAATTGGTGACCCTGCAATAAAGTCAAAGAAAACCTGCACTTTAGAACACTGTGGATCTAAACTGAACGGAGATTGGAGAATATCATCTGTGCGACATGAATTTATGGGGAGTCGTTATATTAGTTCTCTAAAATTAGTTCGTCCAGAAGCTGGGCAACAAGCTGCCAATACTTCTAAAACTGATAATGGTAATACTGATAACAGAACTTCTGATAATGGCGTAGCTGTTCCGGAATCTGATAATGATACTGTTGAAATAAATGTGGGGTGATTTTTTGAAAAATCAGCTTTGGGGAACGCATAGAGGGACGGTTATGGAGAATAATGACCCGCAAAAATTAGGACGTATCAAAGTTTATGTGCAAGCAGCTTATGGAACTTCCAGTATAGCGGAACTTCCGTGGGCTTATCCGAAATTTGCAAAACCAGGTGATTTTTATGTTCCTGAAATTGGAGAAGCCGTTTATGTTGAGTTTTTATGTACCGATGGTGAACCGGATTCTAATAATCCAATTTGGACTGGTGCGTGGATTTCTTTAAAAGAGATTCCAAGTTGTGTTGTCGGTGACGATATGGCGAATGCACATTATTATCGTGTTGAGCGTACTGCAGGGGGACATTGTATTGAACAGTGTGATAAACCAAGCGGGGAGTATATAAAAATAACTTCGGCTGCTGGTGCAACTATCTTGATGGATTCTTCAGGAAATATAAAAATAAATGGCAAGATTATTTATTTGAATTAGGAGGTAGTTGAATATGCCGGGGGCTGTGAGATTAAGCGATATGAGTACAGGGCATCCGCATTGTTATCCTGCTACTCCTGCGGTTGGAGCAAGTCAAAATGTTATTGTAAATGGTAGGGGACAAAATAGGGTTGGTGATGCATGGCAAACGCATGGTGCTTGTGAAGATCACAGCCCGCATAGTGGAACATCGTCGTCAGGCAGTCAAAATGTTATTGTAAATGGGAAATCTGCCTGCCGCATTGGTGATTCTATATCTTGTGGAGATACTATGGCCACAGGTAGTAGTGATGTAATTATTAATGGTTAGGTGATTGATATGGATAAAGGTATATCAAGTCCGTTCGTTCGTGGTGCTCAGGGGTATTTTAAAGTTGATGTTGGTGCTGATTTAATAAAAAGTAATATTGCTCAAATTTTAGGAACAATTCCCGGTGAAAGGGTGATGTTACCGGAATTTGGTTGCAAACTTCGTAATCTTCTTTTTGAGCCAATGGATACTGCCACATATTATTTAGCAAAAACCTATATTGTAGATGCGATTATTCTATGGGAAAAAAGGATTTCCTTGAATGATGTGGAGCTTGAAAAGGATGAGGATAAAGGAATATTCTTAGTTAGTTTGAGTTGGATATACAATGAAACCGGAACAGAAGAAAGCAGTATGTTTTTAGTTGGAAATATGGGGGTGAAAATCAATGAGTGATTTGGTGCGAATAAATTATATTGACAAGGACCATGACAGTATTGTTTCAGATGTTATCGCACAAATCAAAGCTAAGTATCCTGATACTTGGACAGATTTCGAGCATGATAATGCCGGCAGAATGTTACTTGAGGTTCACGCTTATATAATAGACCTGTTACTGTTTTATCTTGATCGGCAAGCAAATGAGTGTTTTTTAGTTACGGCAAGGGAACGTCAAAAAGCTATAAATTGCTGCAAAGCGATTGGGTATGTATTGAGTAGTGCGGTGCCCTCAAAAGTTACTGTAAAAATTACATTGAAATACACTGTGCCAAGTAATGTAACGATCAATGCTGGTACAGAACTAACTACCTCAGAAAAAATTGTGTTTGAATTGGATGCCGATGTAATTATTTTAGCTGGTGAGTTAAATGGATTCGGTACTGCGACACAAGGGAAAACTTATACAGAAATACTTGGTATCTCTGATGGTTCTGCCAATCAGAGTTTTTTAATATCTAAAACAGGTGTCATTGATATAAAACAAATCTCTGTTGGATATGAGAAATGGACAGAGGTCGAAAGCTTTGCTTTTGCCAGTGCTTTATCAAAAAACTATACTGTAGAAATTGATGCGTTGGGACGTGGCAAAATTATTTTTGGCGATAATCGCAATGGATTGATTCCGACGGCAGGAAGCATGGTTAAAATCGTTTATCGTGTTGGCGGCGGGCTAAAAGGAAACATTGTCAAGAATACGCTTATCAAAGTGAATGGTACTGGTTATGATGCAAATGGACAGCCTGTTGCAGTTACCGTCACAAATGAAGAAGCTGCTACGGGTGGCGAAGATGAAGAAACTATTGCTCATGCTCGGAAGTGGGCACCGGTTACTTATTCCCAGCAAAATAGATTAGTAACCGAAGAAGATTATACTGCTGCAGCTAACAGTTTTGCTGATAAAGGATTAGGCAGATTTGCTAAAGCAAAAGCAATTATACATGAGCGATCAGGAGAGGCGAATGTTATCCGTATTTATGCTTTGTGCAGAGATGCTGATGGAGGATTTATTGCACCGTCAAAGGCGTTAGGAGATGCGTTTGTATCAGCTATTGATGATACAAAGATGATTACTGATCATGTGGAAGTTACAGCAGGGACATATCAGTCTGTCGATATATCCGGGACTGTAAAAATGCAGCCGGGATATTTAAAAGAAGAAGTACTTGCTAATCTCAATGAGAATATCGAAATTTTGTTTGATATGGAAAATCGTGAGATGGGGCAAAGTTTACGGATTAGTGATTTATATAAAGCTTTGGATAGTGCGCCAGGTGTAGACTGGGTGGAGCTTACAACACCACAAAATACGGTAACACCAGTATCTGAATATGATCTTTTGACACTTGGAAATGTTAATTTTGAGGTGAGTTGATTATGAATGAAAATGAGATATTACCAAAACTTGTCCCTAGGATTTACCATACTGATGAATTTGTACCATTTTTAGAGGCGTTAGATGCATCTTTTCAATATCTGGAAAAATCTGTTAAGAATCTACCGGACATAGTTGATGTTGACAATTGTGATGATAAATATTTGCCTTATTTAGCTGCAGGTATTAATTGCCCTTTATATGGCTATAATACTAAATTGTGGCGAAAGCAAATTAAAAACTGGCCGTATGTATGCCGTATGAAAGGAACAAAGCGAGCTATCAGGTATTTTCTGAATGCGTTTGGTATTGTTGCCGAGAGCATACCTACATATTGGCGAGATCAGTATGGTAATTATACGGAAGAAAAACCCGAAGGTGATCCTTTTTTTGATGAAACAGCAGGACTTTGGAAAAATAGCAAAACACATTATTTTGACGTAATATTATCAGCAAATGATGATGATACTGGAAATATTGAATTTGGTAGTCTTACTGAAGCTGGCAGCATTATACGCCAGTACTTGGACAAAGTTAAACCGTTTCATGCAGAGCTGCTAAGATTGGCCTGGATTTTTAATGCAAATATGCCAGTGAAGATAAAACATAAAAATTCTTCTATTGGATATATTAATGCTAGACATCGATTTTGGAATCAGGGAATATCAAGATCAACATATTGGGACGGAGAATTTTGTTTTGACGGTACTATCAGGTTTGACGGGATCTATCCAGATGAAAATTACAAGGAACGCCAAGCTCATAAATTTAAGGTTGAACAATCAATTTCAAGTTACGGTCACGTGAATATAAAAAATAAATATGCTTCTAAAATCAAAATAACGCCTTTACAGGCGTTTTTTTATTGCCACAAAGCTACTATCAAAAATCAAATTAATTCGTCTTATAAGCACATTGCCGCTCATGGAATGGCTAATAATACAGAAATGTCTACTATGCAAAATGGGACAGTGATAACAAAGAATACTTTTGATGGGTCGTTTTGTTTTGATGGTACGCATGATTGCGGTGGAAGCTATGAATTTAGAGGTTGTTATGAGCATCTATGTACTTGTGTGATTACAAAAAATAATCAAATTGTAGAAGGGAGCTTTGAAAGATTATGAGTGATGTAAATGTTAGACATACTTTAAATGTGAATGGTGAAGATATCGATGTTTTGGCAATGGATAACAGTTCGTTCCTGGCGTCAAATAAAAAAACTACGGCTGATTACAGAGCGTTATTTGCTCAGGCTATTGGTACAACGGGGACAATTCCCAAAATTGTAAAAATGGCGTTTGGAACAGGTGGAGAGGTTGACGAACAAGGAAATCCAGCTCCGCCTAGTGATAATGGTCCGTTGAATAATGTTGTTTTGACGAAAGCTATAACAGCAGTAACTTATCCTGTTGATACTACAGTCCAATTTACTGCTGAAATACTGGCCGGTGATGTTACTGCAATCATCAATGAAATTGCTCTGATTGATGAAAACGAAAATACGGCAGCTAAGATGCGACTTTTAACACCAAAAGGTGTTGACGACGAAAGCGGATTTATTTCTAATTGGTCCGTGGAATTTTAAGGGGGAATAAGGTATGAATGTTGAAGAACTTGCAAAAGAAAGAGATAATTTGTTCCCTAAAGAGATTGCAGGATATAAACGTCCGGATGCTTTTTTGGATAAAAGTAATGACTTTTTTGACGAACTGCCGCAATTTATACAGAAGGATCCGGTTTATTTTAAAATCTTGAACTACATTTTTTCTGTTTTAATATCAAATGATGTCAGGGTAAAAAGTTGGGTCGATTCGCTTTCGTCTGATATGAATGAACAGGATTTTAGAGTTGTAACTGAACTTGTTAAGGGTGTGATGACACCTGAAATGTTAAAAAAATTAAATGGTATCGAGGTTGGGGCTCAGGTTAATAAAAACGCATTTGGCAAAATCCAAGTAAACGGAAAAATTTATAATGCAATGATTTTACAAGATGCGATTGAGCTGATTGAGGGGAACAATGTTACTCTAAGCATTGACACTGCTACTGGTGCTGTTACTCTTAATGCCAAAGATACTACATATGCTATCGTATCGACAACTGCAGATGGTTTAGTACCTAAGCGTGATGGTAGTGCGAATAAATATCTTTGTGCTGACGGTACCTGGAAGCAGGTAACTCAGTATATACATCCTGATAGTGGGGTAACTGCTGGAACATATAAAAGCATTACGGTAAATGCACAGGGGCACGTTACTGCTGGCAGTAATCCGACTACCTTGGCTGGCTATGGTATTACTGACGCTGCACCATTAGATCATGGTATTCACGTACCGAGCGGCGGCAGTGATGGTACGTTTTTGCGTGGCGATTTGACGTGGCAAGCTATTAGCGGTTTAGGCGGCATAGTAGCATATTCGCTAAATCAAAATGGTTATGTAAAATTCGGCTGTGGGTTAATTCTACAGTGGGGATATGGTAATTCTGAATCAACACAAACATTTCCAATTAAATTTACTAACTCTGTAATTGGTATTTACGGAAGTAAGAGGGCTATAAATTACGAATATACTTTTGCAGCAACGAGTATTACAAATACAAATTTTTTCATGTCTACACGTAACTCAGAGGGTAGCAGTAGGGTTATAGCTTGTAACTGGCTGGCTATCGGCCAATAGCAAACCAAATGAAACTACCAAACCATGGATTACCGCCATAATTTTGTTTGTATACGTTGAATTTGGTGGTTGTCCAGTTACGTGGCTGTACTTCTGATCGTAGTTTGTTGGTTTGTTGGTATCGGTGTTTCTTAGTCCGCAAAATAGGGCAAAACAAGCAGAATTAAAATTCACAGGAAATGCGTACCAACCGCTTTCTCCCTCGCTTCCGTCGTTGCCAGCGCTATTAATTCCCCACTGTTTACCGTCCTACAGCGAACAACCTTGACGTCTGCGTTCCGTTCCAGCGATCATCATTATACCCATTACAAAGTCTGTAATTAATATTAGTACTGCTTATGCCATAGACGAAAGTTTCAGGGAGTGTAAAATAGTTTGTGTAAAAAGTAATTGCGCAGATTTATTTTATGCCCCATACTGGGGTAAACAATTAAAA